CTTCTTCTATTATGTTGTGATGAAGCATTTGAAGATAATAGACCAGGAAGTAATAAACTTTATAATGGGTTGTATATGTATCCACAACACGAAACCTCACATAGTTTGATTGAGGCAAACTTATATTGGCTAAAACACCAACCATATACAGATATAAAGATCGGTAATGCGAGCAATAGCCCAGAGTATAAAGAAGTCCCCTATATACAAAATAAGGATATTTTGGAGTTCTTTCAATGAAGTTTGTAGAGTGGTTGAAAATGAGAGAGGCAGCTGGTCTTGCGGATGCTGATGTAAAAGACCCCGGCAAGCCACTAAAACCTAAAAAACGCATTATCAAGAATAGATATGAAATACCTGATGTCCCTACATTTAGTTTTGAGAGGGATAGGGGGGTGGCTACAAAGTTAGACCCTGGTTATTAGGAGTAAAATGGGTGCGTTTGATTTTGAAGATGAAGACCAAAATGAACCAACATTTTCTTTCTACGATTTCAAGAAATGGTTGTCCAAACAAGATGACGAGCCAGAGATTGAAATAACTGAATCAAGTAAGGAAAATACGAAAGAGAATTTGAAGGAAGAGTTCAAGAAGCGAGTCAAAAATAAAAGAAAAAAGAAAAAGTAGTTTATTTTTCCATTATCAATTTGAATAGTTCTTCTAGCATCACCTCCGTATAAATGTCTGGCGGAAACTGGCTAAAAAACTCTTTTAGTGCTTCTTCGCTCAATTTTACTTTTTCTTCGTCTGATAAATCTTTATCCATATTCCTATATACTTTTATTCTGTAAGGAGTTTTTATAATGGCTGTAACTTTTCAGGTAAACTTGGTTGCGGTTGATTTGCTTTCCAATAAACAACCCTGGACTCACAATATAGATTCTAATGGTAATGATACACAGGGAAGCAACTTTTCTTCTACTCGTTCCACCTGGTTTCCAGACTTATTTCGAGATAATCGTAAGTTGAAACATGGAGCAACTTTTGTTGTTAATGGTGCAGATGCTCTCAATCTGCTAAACAACTATACTTATAAGAATACATTTCCAACTTGGTTTACATCGAGTTTGAATTCGTATAATGTTAATGCTCCAGATGATTTCAAATTTTTGAATTATGTAAGCGGCACTATTGACCCGTAAGGATAAAATGTCTTCTTTTTATCAGTTGTGCGAAAACATCAAGCGTGATTTGTGGTTTCCGCCTACTGAAGAGCTTGAAGAGGATAGTCTTGAAGTTATTCAGCGTGGGTTGGAAATCAGGTCAGACCGCTCTGATGGTAATACTTTTTGGGATGACTTTATAAGCGTAATAGGAAATAACACTGAGGCAACTTCAAAACTACTCGGCGTTTCTCCAGATCGCCTCGCTCGTGCTTTACAAAAAATCAAATCTGGCTTGAAAAAGGTGCGAGAATCTAACGACCAAACCGATTCAGCCAAAAAAAAGAAAAATCAAATGCTTCCAACCGGCTACTAGCTATTCAAGAAAGCGTAGAGAGAAGCCATTTCTGCCCACAAATCTAATATTTTCTTCTCATTTAAAGTATTGATGCTACTTCGCAACTTATAAGATAGGCCAAAAGGTTCTGTATAGGTTGTTTTTTCCCAATCAGTGATAGTCAAATACGAAATGCTGTCCTTGTAAGACACAAAGACAAAATCGCCTGATACTCTACAATCTTGGGAGAGTCCGGGGATTATTTTCTCTTTATCAAATAAAGTCCAAACCTGTCTATCTTGGCTTATGCCTTCTAAACTTCCTAAATCCAACTTCTTCACAGCCATTGCACAAGCGCTCACTACCAGTGGTTCGCTTACCTCTCTGCTTTTAGCAACCTCAATGGCTTGCTCTTTACTAGGCACTCCGGTATAAGGACAATACGGGATGGAAAGGCGAAACAACCACCTGAACAAATGTATTTTTGGACTTCTCGGTAAAGCGACCAGTATTTTAGCATCAGGCAAGTGGCGGTTTAGCGAATACCAGCAAGCAAAAGACATCCAAGGATTATCCGTTGCTAGAAGTATAATGTTTAGATTTTTGCCTGTTTTTGAAACTTCCATTGACTTTTCCTTTTCATTTGTTATATTAGAGCGACGATAGGAGAGAATATGAGCAATCCAACATCTGCCCTTGATAGTTCAGTTCAGGGCCAAGGCGTGCGAGTTGGTTTCCGTGATTGGCTTGATATAGGTTCGGAAGGTTGGAAATCAACACCCGATAAAGTCAAAGCGGCAGCATATCAAGCCGCCAAACTAAATGGCTGGACAGACAAGGGATTGGTTTCTATAATAGTCCACGAGTTTGGTCCAAGAGTGGATGAAGATATGGCGAAGTTCACTTTGGACTGCCTCAAGGACGCCGAAAAAGAACATCCTTTTGAGATTGTGGAAGAAAAGAAGCAACACAAGGATTTGCTAAAGTCTGGAGACATTTCTTCCCCGTTTCCAGAAAAGTAAGGGGGAACTGTGCGCAAGAAACTTATCGGTTTGACCGGACCTTCTTCTTTCACCAGCGATTGTGTTGAAATGGTGGAGGATTTCTTTGACGCAGATTTTGTATTGCTCTATCACAACAAGATGGAGCACCTCGCACATTGGATTGATGTTTGTGATGGCTTCATTGTTGCTGGTGGAGTTGATATTCACCCCACAATGTATAGTGAGAACATCTGGAACAACTCCAACCTCAGCAAGTTTGATTTGAAACGAGATTGCCGTGAAATGTTTTTGGTTGATAAGTGTATCCAACATCGTAAACCATTGTTGGGCATCTGTCGTGGCCATCAACTTATTGGTGTGCGCTATGGTATGGTGCTGATTGCTGATCTTTCAGGCAGCGCTACCTGTCATCAACCACAACGACAAGGAATTACGCTTGATAAGAGCGAACCGATGCACAGCGTTCGTATCTTACACGTCGATGAGTTCTTTGAGTTATTCAAGCACGCTGCTACTGCACCTGAGCGAAAGATTATGCGTGAAGTTTTGGTTGAAACTCCCAACGAAAAACTTTGGGTAAACTCTTTCCATCACCAAGGTATAATCTACAATCCAAAGCGTGATTACGCCAAACAAGATGGTGTAAGGATTTGGGGTGTTGCGAGAGCCGAAATCCCGCAAGTTGTAAAAGAAATCATTGAGATGATGCAGGGCGATACTTGGCTCTCTGTTCAATTTCACCCTGAATATGATTGGAAGGAAAATTCGGCTTCCAGAGCCGTCCTTGAAAGATTCAAGGAAATGATTGATATCCCAAATGAAACAAAGGCATAGATGACTTATTTGCTAAAACCCTACGATGATGCTCTAAAGTTTATATTGGCTAATGGCGAAAGAAGAAGAAATAGAACTGGTGTAGACACAATAAGCGTTTTTTCGCTTACTGCTACTTACCAAATCGACACCTACTTTCCATTAGCAACTAAAAGACGATTATTTCCTAAAGCAGTTTTTGCTGAACTACTCTGGATGCTTTCTGGTTCGACCAGCAATGATGATTTGGTGAAGTTAGGTTGCAACTACTGGACGCCTTGGGTAGACATATCCGACCCAAAAAACAAAGAGTTCTATGATAGAACCCATTACCCTATTGGTTATTTAGGGCCTGTTTATGGCTTCCAAATGAGACATTTTGGAGGGCAATATGGTAATGGTAAAGGTGGTGCTTACCTTACCAATGATGATTTTGTTGTAAGTTATGAAAGTCCTTCTCCTAAAAAGATGAACTATTACGGTTGTGGTGGTTTTGACCAAATCTCTTGGTTAGTAAATGAAATAAAAAATAACCCTACTTCCCGTAGATTGATTGTTTCGTTGTGGAATCCAAAGGATTTGGATAGAATGAGATTACCTCCGTGCCACTTTTGTTTTCACATAGATATAGACAACGAAGGCAGGATGACTTTGTTGATGAATCAAAGAAGTTGTGATTTTCCTGTTGGTGTTCCAGCAAACATTCAGTTTTATAGTGCTTTATGTTATATGTTGGCTCAGCAGACAGGCTATAAACCTTATAGGTTTATACATCACACAGAAGACTCACATATATATGTAAATCAACTGGATGGAGTCCACGAATACTTGAATAGACCTGAAGTGGATTCGCCGAGATTGGAACTAAAGCAAGCAAAAGACATTTTTTCTTATAGTATGGATGATTTCAAGATTGTGGATTACAAACCACACCCAGCAATCAAAATCCCGGTAGTCGTATGAGAAAAAAGATTTATTATGAACTGACCATAACAACAGATAAACCCAATCAAGACATATGGGTTTCTGATGATAAAGGTTTTTTGGTTTGTAAATGTATGGGAAAAGTAGCCGAAGGATTGGTTGCTGGAAAATACTATTTCCAGTTTGGCTTGAAAGGCGCAAAGATTCCTGTTATACTAAATCGTAAGTTTCCGTTTTTTAGAGGCCATTTTATTTTGGAGAACCCAAATGATAAAGATAGTAAAGTTATTCAATGATGAAGACATCATTGCTGAGGTAGAAGAGCAAGAAGGCGGGCTGAAACTTACAAACGCCATCCGTATAGTTCTTACTCAGCAAGGTGCTGCTATGATTCCAATGAACCCTTTTATCAAGGATAAATTCGTTGTAATCAGGAGTGAGTTCATCGTCTATACAGGCACGCCCGACGAAGAAGTCGTAAATGCCTATAACCAAAAGTTTGGAACAGGCATTATTCTCCCTGAGCCCGGAATGTCTCAGGCACTCAAGTTGAAGGTGTAAAATGAAAGAAGAATTTGAAGCTTTGTTTGCTGAGCATCCTTCTCCGTGGGAGTATAAGGAAAATTACATCAATGGCCATCCCGCCATTGTAGATGCTAATGGACTTTCAGTTGTTTTGCGTGGGCAGGTGTCGGAAGTTGTCTTTGACGCCATTTGGAGACTTTATATGGAGAATAATGGTAAGCATAATAGTAGCATCTGACCCAAAAGGCGTCATTGGCAAAGACGGTGGATTGCCTTGGTATAATAAAGAAGACCTTAAGTTATTCAAAGAAAGAACCACAGGCAATATAATCATAATGGGGAGAATAACTTGGGATTCTCTTCCAAAAAAGCCTCTTCCCAATAGAATGAATGTTGTTATTACCCGCAATAAAGACCTTCTCGCCATAGAACCGGAAAACCTTGATGGACCACACTTTTATCCTTCTTTGGAAGAAGCAGTAGCGGATATGAAACTTTTACCCGATAAACAAATCTTTGTTATCGGTGGCGAACAAATATACAAAAACGCACTTGAAAAAAATCTGGTAAATGAGATAATACTGAGCAGGATGAAGGAGCGGCACGAGGGAGATAGATTTTTTCCGTCCCTTGGCCCAAGTTGGAAACTCGGCAAAATGGAAGCCCACGATGGATTTGACGTTCTCCATTTTAGGAGATAAACTTTATAAACCTCCTCTTCGGGAGTGGGGAAATGAAGAAGAGGTTTGCGGTAAATCTCGACGATACTTATTGGGATGATCAAGAAAAGCTAAGAAAGGAGTTTTTGCTTTCTAATCCTTGGGCTTCACTAAGTGACTGGCATAACTTTGGTGGAAACAGTACAACATCTTGGACTAACCATTTACGGCTTCTACCACCACCAAACTATCCGGTGCTAAAATGCACGGATGACTACAAGGGGGATAAAGTGGGCGACGAACTTGTAAAACTTCCTACTGAAGAAGTGAAAGTTGAAGCAAAGCCAACTGCTACCAAAACTCAAATAGGAACAAAAGAGTTTTGTGATGAACTTACCAAAATAATGAAGGATGGTAAGCCGTGGCGAACACCACAAGCCTTGGCTGAGAAACTTGGTGTTGACCCTGTAGATTTGGCCAAGTGGCTTGATAAACAAACTGAAGTTTGCCATCGTCCTGGCAAAGAAGAGAATGCTTTTTATTACGCATTACTTTGTCGCCTTGAAAAAGAAGAAAAAAAGGACGAGAAGAAAGATGTAAAGATTGCTCGTCCCATTATTACCGAAGAAGATCGCTATTGTATCGCTCTTCTTCATCAGACATACTCTAATCTTACAACTGCTTTGGAAAAATATGCTCTTCGTATCCACGAGAAGAGTGAAGAGGCTTTCAATCTGATCGCAAAGTCCAAAGACCGACTTTCTGCTGGTTTGGCTTTACTTTGTAATGCTTCTAAGGCGGACATAAATAAACTTCCTAAACTTCCGTGAGGTAATAATGGATGCTCTCCAAGTTATTCATGATCATTGTAAGGATAATGGAATAGGGCAAAAGGAATCAGTGGAGTTGCTTTCGGATTTTATAAACTACAGACAACTCCAACTGGAACTTTATCATTATTTGGAAACTCCAGAATGGCGCAGGAGGGAACGAGAAGCCGAAGCGGTAAATAGACGCCCTGCCGTAAATGGAATTTGGCTTTGGAAATGTGAGACTTGTGGTGTAGAATGGACTTCTCCTGAAGAAAAGGATTATGATCGCACACAGGACACAACTAATTGGCCTGTTCAGTGTGATGATTGTAGGAGAGACACTTATGAGTGAATATAATCGTTTAGGTAAAGAAGGTTTTTGGGATGCTTATGGCCAGCATATCAATATACTGGATTCTGAAGCAATCACGCCCGCCCTTCAAGAACTTGGCGCTACAATAGCACAGAAATGGCGTGATTTGAGTAATGGCTACGCCGTTGTTCTCAAAGATACTGGTTATGAAGTTTATTTTGATAAAGTTGCTCCTGATGAACCAATGGTAGTTTCTATTAGGTACGGCGCATCTTCTGCTTGGGGATTGGTGGGTGATTTTGTTCCACAATGGGATGCTGCTGAAACTCGCTCTCGCTTGAAATCCTTTTTGCGTGGCCATATAAAAGGTTTGTGATTTACTTACTAAAATAAAACATGCCGAGCTATGATTTCCACTGTAAAAAATGTGATTACTACTTTGAGGAACTCTGTTCCTTTGAGGAAATAAAATCTGTTAGATGTGTGTCCTGTAAGTCCAAGCGAGTTGAAAAACTTATCTCTATGCCTGCTGATGTAGTTTTTACTAATCCAGGTGGTACATCAAAGTGGGATAACTTTTCTTACCGGGCTGGGTATAATATGGAGAAGGCCAAAGAAGAGCGACGAGCGGCAGAAGCCCAACACAAAGGTAAAAACCCTTACAAGCAAATAGACGACTCTGCTCATATGGGAAAAATCATTTGACTTTTGCTGGATTGCTGGTATAAAGAGAATCAGATATGCGTTGGTATAAGATTTCTGGTCCTGACTCTGCTGGCCTTCAAGTTTGGGTTTCCGAAAGGGAAGTCAATCAAGAGCAGAGCCGCATTAGAGGAATAGATGATAAGTTTTATGCGATTGGACAGAACTACGGCACTTATGCTCAGAAAACTTTTGATTCACTAAAAGAGGCAAAGAAGTGGGTAAGGGATTGTACTGGTTGGGGGCCAAACCCATAAAGGACTTGACTTTTGCTGGATTGCCTGCTATAAAGAAACTTGTAATAATCATTCCGTAATAATCCCGTCCGAATAAACTTGTTGATAAATGTGAGCATAACGACTTGATGTGATAATGTTTATCACCTTCCTGTCTTTGCTCTTCCCAACACGAGCATCTAATCTGCTTTGGAGACGCAATAAGGCGTTCTCTACACTTCACTTTTTAGGAGCGGGGCTATGACCACGACCACAACGAATCGTTTCACCGAGCTTGCTAAGCAGTTCGACCGTAACCGCTTCCGCAGGCTGAACGAAACGATGAGTTTCCCCGAATACTTGGATCGGGTTTACAATAATCCCAAGTTAGCGTTCAGTGCTTACCAACGCTTGTATAACATGATTATCAGCGCTGGCACATACACTTTTGAGCGCTATCGCAAGACTGTTACTCGCTACAAGTTCTTCAATGACCCAGAAATCCCAATCTTTGGTTTGGAAGATACTTTGGAGCAGTTGGTAAAGCACATCAAGGGTGCTGCCGATTGGTACGGCACTGAGAAGCGTATTCTTTTGCTTCACGGACCTGTCGGTTCCTCCAAGTCCACTATTTGCCGTCTCTTGAAGAGAGGTTTGGAGAGATATAGCCAAACCGATGACGGAGCCATTTACACCTATATGTGGGTGAACCTCGGCGAAGTTAAGGATAAGGACGGAAACATTGTTTATCCGGCTTTGGATATCAAGAACGACTCCAAGTGCCCATTGAACGATGACCCGCTCAAACTCGTTCCAACCTACATGCGGCAAGAGGTTGAAAGCCGGTTGAACCAAGTTTTGGAAGAAGGCACTTCGGCTGAGCAACGCCACTTGCTTCACAAGATTCGCCTTCCAGGTGAGTTGAACCCTCACTGCAAGCACTTTATGGGAGAACTACTTCGTCGCTATGATGGTGATTGGGCAAAGGTTATGGAAAACCATATTCAGATTCGTCGTATTGTATTGTGCGAAGCAGATCGTATTGGTATCGGCACTTTCCAGCCAAAAGACCCGAAGAACCAGGACGCTACTGAGTTGACTGGTGATATAAACTATATGAAGTTGGGTCACTACGGCGTGGACTCCGACCCAAGGGCATTCTCTTTCGATGGCGAATTCGAAGTAGCCAATCGTGGTTTGCTTGAGTTCATCGAAGTCTTGAAACTCGAAAAAGAGTTCCTTTATGACTTGCTTGGTGTTTGCCAAGAGCGGCAGTTCAAGCCGAAGAAGTTCCCACAGATTGACGTGGATATGGTTCTTATCGGCCATACCAACAATCCAGAGTTCGAGAAACTCAAGGCTGATGTTACAATGGAAGCCTTGCGTGACCGAACCGTGCGTGTGGACGTTCCTTACTTGCTCCGTTGGGCAGATGAGTTGAAGGTTCTTGAACAGGACTACGGCATTGGCAAGGTTCGCCAACACGTTGCTCCACACACCTTGGAAATCGCCGCTTTGTGGGCAATCCTCACCCGGCTCCAAGAAGACAAGGACAAGCAACTCACGCCAGTTGAGAAGGCCAAACTTTACGATGGTCGCTCCCTTCCTGGCTGGACTGAGGATAGGGTCAAAGAGTTGCGAGACAAGTATCCAGAAGAAGGCATGAAGAGAGGCGTCAGCGCCCGTTATGTCCAAAACAAGATCAGTAATGCTCTTGTTTCCAATCCTGGCTACGTCAATATGTTCATGGTATTGAACGAGTTGAAGAGCGGTCTACAAGGTTATGCTCTAATCACGGATGAAAACGACCGTGGCTGGTATGATACTTGCGTTGAGTTGGCCAAGAAGGAACTGGACGAAATCCTCAAGAACGAAGTTCAGAGAGCCTTGGTTGCTGACGAGAACGCAATCGTAAGGCTCTTCACGAACTATATCGACAACGTGGTTGCTCACGTTGAGAAGACCAAGATTATCAATCCGTTCACTGGTCAAGAACAAGAGCCAGACGAAAGATTGATGCGGTCTATTGAGGAAAAGGCCGAAATCGGTGAGCAATACGCCGATGACTTCCGCCGACAGATTGCACAGTTCATCGGAACTATGCACATCAAGAAAAAGGAAGTTCGTTGGGACAGCAACCCGAAGCTCGCAAGGGCTTTGGAACGCAAACTCTTCGAAGACACGAAGGATACAATCAAGCTCGCAAAGTTGTCCGCTGGCGCTACGGTAGGCGACAAGGACATCCAAGAGAAGATTGACGCAATCAAGACCCGCTTGATTCGCAACTTCGGCTACAACGAAGAGAGTGCAAGCGATGTGCTTAACTATGTCGCTTCGATATTTGCGAGGGGCGACCTTATAGAGCAGTAATGTCTTAGGGAAGTGGGCGGTGTCCCAGAAGCACCGCCCACTATAAACTTTATAGAAACGTGAAAGAAGGGACGAGATAAAGAGAAACTGGCGTAAATACCATACACGAGTTTCAATGAAATCTCACAGATAATCAAAAGGAAGGTGTACCATCCCTAATCGCATAAAAGAAGATTGGGACCAGTTTCGTGATGTAGTTTCTGGTCGCATTCGTGAAGAGTTGAAAAAGTATATCAAGACGGGTAAGATTTTCCGCCTTCGTGGTGGAAAAAGGGTGGGTATCACAATCCCCCGCATTGACTTGCCTCATATCGTCTTTGGGCGACCCGGTGAAGGCGTAGGTCGAGGACCGGGCAACAAGGGCGACATTATTGGTAAAGATCCGGACAAAGGAAAGGGAGATAAGGCTGGTGAAGACCCGGCAGACGGCATTACCGTTCAGATTGATTTGGAAACAGTTCTCAAACTTCTCAAGGATGAACTACAACTTCCCAATCTACAACCAAAGGTAAATCAGACCTTTGAGGATGAAAGGGTTGTTTACAACGGTATTAGCAAGATTGGACCATTATCTCTCTTGCACAAGCGCCGCACGCTGAAAGAGACAATGAAGCGCATGGCGGCTATGGGACAACTACAGAATAAAATCATTGTCCCAGGTTTCAATCAGCCAACAGCCGTACTGCTTCCTATCAATGATGATAGGCGATATCGCCAATACAACATTATCAAGAAGCCGTCCAATCAAGCCGTAATCTTCTATATGAGAGATGGTTCTGGCTCGATGGATCCTTTCAAGTGCGACATTGTAAGTGACATTGCTTGGTGGGTTGATTTGTGGGTTCGCTCTTTCTATAAGAGAACCGAATCTGTCTATATCTGGCACGATACAGAAGCCAAAGAAGTCAGCCAAGAAGTGTTCTACAACCTTCGCTATGGTGGTGGAACAAAATGCTCTTCGGCTTTGAGTTTGATGTCCAAGTTGATTCAACAAAAGGGCAGATTTGATCCTAACAAGTGGAACATTTATGGATTGTATTTCGGTGATGGTGAAAACCAAACAAACGACAATGCTCAGTTCTGTAAAGTTCTTCGCAAGGACTTAGGGCCTGATAAAGTCAATATGTTTGGTGTATGCCAGATTCTCCATATGTGGCCTTACGAGCAGAGCCTCAAAGCCTATGTGGATAAGCAGTTAGAAGCTGGCAAGTTGCCTAATCACATTCGCTCTACTTCAATAGACAAACCGGAAGGCGCTGCTTGGCACGATGTTCTCAAGAACGACGAGCATCGTGATGAAGCAATCAAAAAGGCATTGAAGGATTTGCTGGGTAAGGATGCGAAATCTAAGGGATTAGAAGGCGTGAAAGTGGAGGAACTAGCATGAAAGTAGCAGTAGACTCCAACGTGTTCTATAAACATTATCAAAGTGAGTATGATGCGTCCTGTCCTGTTTGTAAACAAACGGCCAAGGTAAAAGACGGAAGATTTGTAGATCATATTCACAACGGCAAGAAGTGTTTTGGTAGTGGGCAACACCACGTTCAACTTCATTGATGGGAGATTCTAATAATGGCTCTAATGCAAGCCCCCACACTCTTGAAGGGTGATAATACAATCCCCGGCGTCAAACTTCCCAAAGAAGTTCTCGCTGAGATTCCAGGAATCCTCAAAGCTTGCCGAGATTTCGGTCTGGACTTCTACGATACTATTGTTGAGTTCCTTGACTATGACGAAATCAGTGAAATCGCTGCTTACGGCGGATTTCCTGTTCGTTTTCCACACTGGCAGTTTGGTGAGCAATACGAAGAGTTGAGCCGTGGCTATGAATACGGAATGCATCGTATCTACGAAATGGTCATCAATACAAATCCTTGCTACATCTACTGCTTGGATTCCAATACGCTTGTTGACCATATGACGGTCATCGCCCACGCTACGGGCCATAATGATTTCTTCAAGAACAATGTTTTCTTCTCCCAGACTTCTCAAAATATGATGAATGAGTTAGCCAATCACGGCTCTCGTATTCGCCGTATTATGAGTGAATGGGGCAAGGAACCAGTTGGAAGGTTTATAGACAAGATTCTCTCTATTGAGACGCTTATTGACCCAGCACAAGCCTGGATAAAGCGTCGTCAAAAAGAACCAATCCCTGATTCAAGAAGAAAGTATCATCAGCCACGCCGATTGAAAGTAGAACATGATTACATGGAAGACTGGATCAATACTCCAAAGTTCAAGGCAGATGAAAGGGAACGGCTCAGACTAGAGGAAATCAAAAAGGCGATAAGCATTTTTGAGAACCCCGATAAGAACATTATGGGATTCATCAAAGAGCACGCTCCGTTCACTGCCTGGCAGCAAGCCACTTTTGATATGCTTTATGATGAAGCGATGTACTTTGCTCCTCAACGCCAGACGAAAATGCTCAACGAAGGATGGGCATCGTTCACCGACAGCCAAATCATGGCTCGCTATGGCTTTGCCTATGAACACGGCATTGTTGAATACGCTGTTCATAAAGCTGGTGTTCTTGGCGGCAAGATGAGTATGAATCCTTACAAGTTAGGGTATTTGACTCTCTTGGACGTTGAAGAGCGATGGAATAAAGGTCGCTTTGGTAGAGAATACGAAGAGTGCCAGAACTCCAAGGAAAAGGAAAAATGGGACAAGAAACTCGGCTTGGGTCACGAGAAGGTCTTTGAGGTAAGGGCTTTCTATGACGATGTGACGGCAATCTCTGAGTTCTTCACTCAAGAGTTCTGCGACAAGTATGAGTTCTTCCACTGGCAGCGTTTCCCAGATGGAACCTACAAGATTATGGACAGAGACGCCAAGAGAATCAAGCAGTTGCTCTTGGGCAGCTATATCAATGGCGGCTTGCCCACAATCAAGTTGGCTGACCCGAACTATAAGAACAAGCGTGTATTCCTAATGGAACACACTTGGGATGGCAGGATACTTCACCCACAAATGACCAAGGACACTATGAAAGCCCTAAGTGTTTTGTGGCAAGGTCCGTGTGCGATTGTGACCAAGAACAAAGACGCTCAGCCTCTTATGTATTACTGCGAAGATGATAAGGTGGAAACCACAACCGATTTCTAAAGGTGTCCTATGAGTTTACAAAAGGAAAAAGTCGCCCAACTCGTCAATAAACATTACAAAGTTCTAAAACAATCTGTTGTTGGAACTGTAATGTCTGGCCCTGGTGGTGTGAGGATTGTAGTCAATAAATCTGGTGAGATTATTGATGCTTCATACCAATCCAAAGATTACAAGGAGTTAATCCGATGAAAAATGCCAAAACCGATAAAGCCTTCCGTGATTTTCTTGCCAAACAAAAAGCACAAGGCAAGAAAACCAAGTCTGGTTTGGCTCACGGAGAGAAAACCGACCAAAATGGGCAAACCGTGGCTCTTCCTTGGTGGCATCCGAGAGCGCCATTATCAAAGTAATCTCCTAAAAACCCTACAAGTCTAAACTTTGTAGGGTTTTTAGCTTTCAAAAATAAAAGCAAAATGACTATATTATTTTGCGCTTTTGAAAGTAAGGAGAACCAATGAATAGTATCAAATATGTCGCAAGTTTGCTTATTATCGCCCTCATATCAACTATTTCCATAGCAGAAGAAAAGAAACCAACGCCAACTGCTCAAAGTGGTGTTTTTCACGGTGCTACACCTAAGCCCGAAGAAATCCCCAACTATCTACAAGACATCTCTGTAACAATACACGCTGGATGGGCTCAAGGTTCTGGTGTAATAAAAACCAGAGATAATACTAACTATGTCCTTACAGCAGGGCACGTAGTTGCTCGTCTTCGTAAAACCCGTGAGTTTATAGACCCGAAGACAGGCACGAAAAAGACCAAGATTGAGTTTGATGATGCCAAGATTGTAAAGGAACTATATCAGGATGGTCGTTCAGTAGGCCGCTTGGAAATAGATGCCGAGGTTCTACGATATAGTGATGCTGATAATGGTGAAGATGTTGCTCTTCTTCGCATTCGTAAGAAGAATTTTATTCAATCCTCTGTTCAATTTTATTGTGGTGAAGCAACACCGGGCATCAATACTCACTTGCTACACGTTGGTAGTTTGCTAGGTCAAACTGGTTCTAACTCCTTGACTTCTGGTATAATCAGTCAAATCGGTAGAGTAAGGAATGATAAAATATATGACCAAAGCACTTGTGCCGCTTTTCCAGGTAGTTCTGGTGGTGGTTTGTTTATTGAAAGCAATGGACAATATGTTGGCATGATTGTGAGAGGAGCAGGCGAAACCTTTAATCTCTATGTTCCAGTCCGTCGTATACGAGAATGGGCAAAGAGAGTAAATGTAGAGTTTGTTATTGATGATAAACTGCCTGTTCCCAATGAAAAGACTTTGAAATCTACTCCTATTGAAGAAGTTGGAGCATCGGATTATAATAACGCAGCAGCGGAAAAGATCCCTTATCCTCATAACAAAAACGGGTTTCTAATCAAAATCAAGGAACCTGAGAAGAAGAATATCATTCACTTTGAGTGGTAGTTCTGCAGTGTCGCAATGAGGAGCCCCGCAAAGTAATGCGGGGCTTTCT